CTCTACGCTTGTGAGTGTTTTAATGAGTGTCTTATTCATTTACCACAACCTTGCAATCCTTCTTAAAGCAAGCAATTCCATATTTGATGAAATTGCGCATGCCATCCTGCTTCAGCTTATCCACATATGATTTTTCTTCAATCTGGTTCAGTGCCTCATCGCAGGCTGCATCCATATCGCCGTTTTCGGAATATTTAAGCTCTATCACGATGCCGGTTCTGTTGTTTGGTACTTCAACGAGGATATCGCTGTAGCTGGTGCCCGATTCGGTGTTTGATTTGATGAGCCAGCTTGCTTTGTAGCCCAGCAGACCGAGCAGGATACCGTGGTAGAAATTTTCTTTTTTATCTTTGGCAACTGCGGTATCCCTTATACTTATTGTATTCCAAAGATAATCGCCAAAAAGCTCTTCTATTTTTTCGGTATCCTTATCCACAAATGCATTGCAGAATTGTTCAAGTGTCTTTCCGTCATTTGCAGTTGTATCGCTGAACCATTCGCGGATTTTTTTTATGAAAAGGTTTTTAATCTCGCGGTTTGGTATTGATAAACGCACCCTGCCATCGTCAGTCACGCCCTGCTTGGTCAGGTAACCGGTGGTGAAGAGCACACTCCACAGGTTTGCAATGCTTTTGTCGATTTCATCGTAGGTCAGCTCCAGGGATATTTCTTTTTCAATGTATTCGCCTGCTATCAGGCACTCTATCTCATACTTGGTTTGGACATTGGCCTTGTCAATGAAGTTTCTGACTAAAGCATTTTCACTTGAATTTGACCAGAAATCCTGCGGCTTTGCAGTAGGCTCCAATCTGAGCAGATCCACGTAATTTATCACGTCCCAAGGACAGTATACATTTGCATTTCCAAAGTGATATCCGTCATACCATTCTTTTACATCTGCATAATGCTCTGAAAGATCAAAATACTTAAGTATTTCCTGAACCTCTTTATCTGTAAAGCCAAAGCACTCGTCATACATTGAATCCATGATTGAAACAATTTCAAAATTGTTAAGGCCTGTAAAGCTGCTTTCTTTTGATATGCGAAGACAGCCTGTCAAAATAGCAAACTGTAAGTAATCGTTGGTCTTTAGTGCCTGTCCGAACAAGCCTCGTATGAGAGAGACCATCTCATGGTAGTAGCCGTTCTGGTATGCCTTGTCGAGTGGCACATCGTATTCATCTATCAGGATGACTACCTTTTGGCCGTAATGCTTATATAAAAGCTGGGAAAGAAGCTTTAATGAAGCGGTAAATGTATCCTTGTCAAAAATAAACTTTCCCTTTTCTATATGAAGTAATCCTTTGAACTGTTCTTTTTCCAAAACTGTCAATTTATTACTTTCTGCCAAAAAGGAGAATTTGCTGATTTCATTTCCTATAATTCTGGAGAATACCTGAAATGCCTCATCATATGATAAACCCTCGACATCCTTAAGTGAAATAAATATCACAGGATATTTGCCCATATGCTCATCACAAAGAGATTTATCTTGTGAAATATATAATCCGTCAAACAGTGATTTGTCAGTGCCAATCTCGAAAAATGAGCGCAGCATGCTCATGCCAAGAGTCTTTCCGAAGCGGCGAGGGCGAGTAATTTGAGTTACTTCAACCGGCCCTTTATCAAGGAGGTCAACGATCAGATTTGTTTTGTCGATATAATAGTATCCGTTGTTGCGCATCTCGGCAAAATCCGAGATGCCAATCGGATATTTCAACTTTCTCATGTACTGCTCCCTTCTAAGAAAACTCACTATTGTAAATGTAACATAATGTGCAAATCCGCACAAGTACCAAGAATTATTGAAGAGGTTATTATGCTACGTTCAATCTGGTTGCCTTATAGCAGTCAGCGCACATTCCCTCATGGGTGGCGGCAAACTCTGCCGCCTGCATGATGGAGCCATCCTTCAGCTTGACCCTCTTGATGGGCTGATTGCACCGGGCACAGATGCAGGGAACAGGCGGCTGTTCCTGCTTTTGGCTGGTGGATCTCGGCTTCGGCTGCTTTTGCGGCTCTGCATCCGGCTGCGGTGCAGCATCTTCCGGCAAATCTTCTCCGGCATAGACATAGAGCCCAAGACCAAACATAGCAAGGTTCTTCACTAAGCACCGCATGATAGCCTTATTCACATCGAACATGGATGCTGCTTCTACGGTGCGCTCTTCCATGCCGATCTTTTCACGGCGGCGGGTCTGCGGATTGTAGTCCCATTTCGGGGTGGTATAGGTGTAAGGCACAGCTTTCATGGCTTTGTTTGCGCCATCCAGTACAGGCAGCCACATTTCGTGCGAAACGCCCTCTATCGTGACCGAGGTATACACCATGAAGCCGGTGATCGGGTCATAAACATAGGGCAGGCCGTTGAATTTCTTGACCTCGTAGCTGGCAGAAGGATACAGCTTCTTCACCTCTGCCCAAGCATACGCCCAGCTTACATATTTCAGTTCCGTGTTGCCGGACTTTTTGACTTCCAGATGATCTTTGAAGTCAATAGCAAATAATTTTACGAATGGATTTTCCATAAGAATGCCTCCAATTCTGATAAAGAAAAAAGGGCACAACAGCGTCAACTGTTGTGCCCCATGATGTGAAAATTACGGATTGAGCAGAAAATCAATGATGTTTCGATGAATGATTCCGTTTCGGCTTAAATTCATCAAATCACCACTGATAACATACTTAGGATAGTTGTCGTGCAGCCGCTCAAGATTACCGAACTCCCGTTCTTCATCGGCGGGAGTGATCAGGTAAGCAACCTGAATATAGAGCTTTTCATCTCCACGGTAGCAGATAAAATCAATTTCGGTGTCGTCCAGCTTGCCGACCTGAACTTCATAGCCACGGCTCCGCATTTCCAGATATACGATGTTCTCATACAGCTTGTTGCTGTCAAGCTTTTCGCTTTTCTTGATAACGTTCCGCAGGCCAAGATCGACTGCATAGTACTTTTCTGTGCTGGACAGGAGCGCTTTTCCTTTGATATCATAGCGGCGTGCATTCAGAAGGATAAAGGCTTCCTTGAAATAATCAACGTAGTTCAGTACGGTAGCAGTGGTTGTCTTGATTCCTTCCGAAACCATGCGTCCACTGATATTACGGGCAGAAAACGGATTGCCGATATTGTCCAGCAGGAATGCAAGGACATTACGTAATGCGGTCTGTTCGCGAATATTGTGGCGCAGCATGATGTCACGGACAATGATAGCCTCGTAAAGATCGTCCAGATAGGTGGTGATTGAATGATCGTCAGGGAGGAAGAAACGCTGCGGAAAACCGCCGTACTTCAAATAGTCTGCGAAGAGCTTTTCATCCGAAGTATAGGTTCCGTTTTCAATGCATTGCTGTTTTGCTTCGGCCAGCGAAAAGGGGAAAACCTGAATCTGGATGTATCGTCCGGAAAGATAGGTTGCCAGTTCGCCGGAAAGCAGCTTGGAATTGGAGCCGGTCAGGTAAATATCACAATCGAAATCGACACGAAGAGAATTGATTGCAATCTGCCAGCGCTCCACCTCCTGAATCTCATCCAGAAGAATATAAATTTTGCCGGTGCAGCCTTCCGCTTTTTCTGCGATGTAGTCGTAAAGCGTTTCTGCAGTACGGGTGTTGCGGAAGCGCATGGACTCAAAATTGGCCTGAATAATGTTCTGTGCGGGAATGTTGCGCTGGAGGAGTACGTCCTTGATCTGACCGAGAAGGACTGTTTTTCCACAGCGCCGGATTCCAACCAGAACTTTGATCAGATCCTGATCGATAAAAGGAATGATCTTATCCAAATAACTTTTGCGCAGAACCATCGTGCATCACCTCATATTCTTATCTTAGCATATAATTATTGTTGTGTAAACAGTATTGTACTTTTCTATTAAACAAAAATAGCTAAAGCACAAATTTTGTGTGCCTATAGACGTACAAAAATTATGCTGCATGGATAATGGTAAACCTGCGGCTGCTCACATTCTTGCTGTACCGATTGAAAATATCGGGCTGTTCTTTCTTCAAACGTTGGGAGTCTACCCGTTTACTTTCGGAGGATACCCAGGACACCTTGTAGCCCGGTGCTGTACCATAGGCGGCGTCCTGCATCTCCAACTTCACCTGCTGTTCGATAGAGGCTTTTTCCTGCTCCAGCTGTTCGATCTGATCAGAAAGCTCCTGCCGCTTATCCAACAGGTCGCGGATGGGATTCAGATCGGCAGTTTTGTTTCGATCATCTGCAGAGTACAGCTGATTGATCTGCTGTGTATCCCCCTCGCTTCCGGTAGGTACAGGCGGAATTTCGGGCATCACGTTGTATTTCCAGAAGTGCTCTTCCTTGGCAATGAGGTTGTTCAGAACTTCTTTGTCGGTTGTGATCTTGTGAATCACCAGTTCTTTCCCGAAAATCAGAGCAGCAATGTACCAGCAGTCAAAACCGCTGACAGCCAGATAGTGATTGACCTGTGCCATGTAATGTGCAGGGATTTTTCCATCAGCCCACTTGTCCGCAGAAAACGGCGAGACCGTTTTGCACTCCAACCCGGCTTTCTGCCCAACGATCAGGCGGTCAAAGTCTGCCAGAAGCAGTGGATGTTCCTCGCTCTGATAGATAGCGTTCGCTCTGCGTACTTTCAGACCGGTGGCTTCGGTAAATCGCTGCGCCACATAATCCTCCAAATCACGACCCTGCCGCATGGCCTCGTTGTCGATGTTTTCAATGGTATCGCTGATTTTATCATGGTATACCTGAAATGCCGAGCGATAGGAATTCAGGCCAAGAATGGCACCAGCATCCGTACCGGTAATACCGCATTTGCGGTAACGGAGCCAATCTTCTTTGGACAGGTTCAAAGTTGAAATCAATCTTTTCATGCACTTTGCATCCTTTCTCTCATAATTGATTCGGTAATGATGAAGTCGTATTCCACCAAGTCTTTCATGATCGTGGAAAAGTCGCTGGCCAATGAATGGCAAGAGCCAACCCACAGGTCATAAAGAAAATCCAGAATATTATTTTGCACCCTGAGATGGTTCCAGTAGCGCTCCTCCAGTCTGCCTTCGGATTCCAAAACAATAATGGCGGTGCTGATGGTACTTTTCATCGTAATCTCATAAGCCATGGTAACGCTGATTTCAGAAGCACTCTTCTCAACGTTGTCAAAAAATTCCGTGAATTCCCTGAAAATGCGGTTATTTACATCATTCATGGCTTGCTCCTTTATGCTGCTGCCAGCACCATCTTGTAGGCTTTGTCGATCATCGGGTTGCCCTCTGCGGTGCGCAGGAACAGGTTCTCGTTGTAGCTTTTGGTCTTGCGGAGAGGGTCTGCGTGGGTAGCAAAATCAGAGACTGCGTTGATAAAGCGCCAACCGTTCTTGCCGACCCATTCCAGATCCGGTGCGTTGTAGTAGCGAGTCTTCAGCTCTTC